TGACAGAAGATGATGCAGAAATAAAGTTATTTGTATTAACTTTCAAACGAACAGTACCAGCTTCTAAATTTAGTGCTGCTTCACCATCCGTTGATTTAACATGAAGTTCACTACTAGGACTAGTCGTACCAATACCAAGCGAGGTTGCACTTGCATCCCAGTATAGAGCTTGTGAATTTCCTGCTGTGTTGTAGAAGGAGATGTCTCCTGAAGAATGGTTTATAGCTAATCTTGGCGTATTAGAAGATTCTGCATCATTTTCAGTAGATATAAAAAAGAATCCCCCTCCATGTGCAAGACGAGTGTTTAAGTCTGTTGTATCAGTTTCAGTAAATCTTAATATTGGTGTTGTACCTGAAAACTTACCATTACCATCAACAGTCAAACCATCCATCGTGGCTGTACCTGTAACGTCTATGCCTGTTGAGGTTGTGGCTATTTTTATTGCGTTATCGTAATAAAGTTTTACTGCGCCGTTTTCTACACAAGCTATGTAATATTCGTCTGATGCAGTTAAAAGAGCTAAATCATTTGATGCTTTTATTTTAAGATCACCAGTACCGCTATCAACAATGTAACTATCACTTGCATCATGATAGATTTGTAAATCTGCTGAATTTCCAAATATTGCTTTTGCGTTATCTCCAAACTCTAGTGCGTTGTCTGATTTATCCCAAACAACATTGTAAGAAGCGCCAGTAAGTGTTGCATCGCCATTAACCGTTAATGCTGTAAGAGTACCAAGACTTGTTATGTTTGTTTGAGCTGCTGTTGCAAGTGTTCCTGTAATAGATGTACTTGCTGTAAGCGTTGTGAATGATCCTGCTGCTGGAGTTGTCCCACCAATGACAGAACTATCTATTACAGCTCCGTCCAAGTTCAATGCTATTGAAGTACCATTAGAGGCAAAGATTGCATCAAGAGCATCAAGGTCAGCGTTTATCTTTGTACCCCAGGTATCTGTGGACGCTCCTACTTCTGGTTTGGTTAAGTTTAAATTCGTTGTAAATGTATCTGCCATAATTTATTCCTGTCTATGCTGCTTCTGTCCAGGTATCGTTGTTGTTGGATACTTCTGTCCAGTTTGTTGTTGTTACTGTCTGATCAGAGTAGGTAGTTGTAGTAACATTTATGTCTGTCCAATTCGTAGTTGATACAGACTCATCTGTGTAATTTGTAGTTGTCACAGATTGGTCTTTCCATTTTAAGCCACCTTCTGCTATAAATCCACTTGTTTGTGCAATAGTGGCTTGACCGAAATACTTGATTCCGCCAAGAGCCGTCATGGCACTTTCTTGTGAAATAGTAACACTTCCGCTTAACACCATCTCTGGCGTTGCCGTCATGTTTGTTGTTTGGTCTATAGATGCTTGACCTAAAACAATGCGAACACCAGTTGCGTTGAATCCTGATGTTTGGTCTATTGATGCAACGCCGTCAAGAATAATAAGACCTGTTGCAGCAAAACCAGATGTTTGGTCAATGGATGCTGCGCCAAGTTTTACAACTTCTCCTGTTGCTGCAAATGCAGAAGTTTGTGCAATAGTTGCCTGGCCTCTGTCTATCTGTCTTGCTGTTGCTACAAAATTAGATACTTGGTCTATAGATGCAGCGCCTAATTTGACAACTTCGCCCACAGCATCAAAACCACTAGTTTGGTTGATGGAGGCAGAGCCAATTTTTATTAATGTAGGTTCTGAAGTAAAACCAGAAGTTTGATCTATAGAGGCTGCTGCTGTAAGAATGAGTCCAGCAGAAGCGTTAAATGCGGATGTTTGAGCTATGGTTGCGGATGCAAACTCGTATTCGGGAGTACCGTAATCAGCTATCCCGTAATTAAGTTGACCATAGCCAATCGTGGCCATGTTATTAAGCTAAAGTAATGTCTAAATCACCAGCGTCAAATCTAAACACATCTCCACTTGAAACTGTTTTAGATGCAGTTAGAGCTGCCCAACCTAATAAATTACCACTAGATGCAGCGTCAAAAACTCCGCAATGAGTAACCGTTCCCCATGCACCAGTTGCAGTTACAAATTCAACCGCAGCTCCATTGGTTGCTTGTGTTGGTGAAGTTCCACTTACTGTCATGTTAGGCATACTCTTACGAGCATAAGAGCCACCAGAACATTCAGTACCGCCACCTGTATCAGATGGTGCTGCTGTAAATAAACCAACATATAAAGTTGATGGCGCTGTATATGCGCTTCCACCAAATACATGTAGTAAGACTTTATTCTCTAAATAATCTGTAAATCCTGCCATTCTATTCTCCTTTAATTACCATAATAGTAATTTTTCTTATTAGGTCTGCCGTATGTTCTGCGTCTTTGCATTAATGAACCTTTACCAAACGCTGATTTTTCTTGTTCCATTCTCATTTCTTCTAATGCTTTTTCAAACTGTGCGGTGAACATTGGTATTCTTTCGTCTTCCATTAAATAAATAGAAGCGTGTTTCAACGCGCCATATAAATAAACATCAGGGTGTGATACTGATACAAAGTTAGTTGTATTTGCATCACTTAGTCCATTTATTTTAGCATAATAAGTAAGTTGTAGGGTATAAGAAGTGTCAGGAGTTGGTGCTAGCTCAATGGAGTCATCTACCATTGCAAAATAAACTGGTTGTCCTACTGAGTTATTGTTTGCTTTTCTGTAAACGTCTAATGACTCTATTGATTGTTGAAACAAAGGACTGAAATTGTTTGATGTAATTTCAATATTAATTGCTTCCATCCAATCTGTTGGAACTGTTAAATACTGGCTATCTGCTGTTGCAGTAGCTCTTTTAATCATGTCTTTAGTTCTTAACCTTCTGTTAAGTTCGGCTTCGACATTATCAATGAAAGTATCCATATCAGAAGTTAAGTCTGATCTATTTAGATAGTTTGCTATTGCCGTTTTGAGTTCTGCGTATGTCATACTTTACCCTGCCAAGTTCTAAATACTTTGTTATCTGGATCGTTCAGCCATTTTTTCCATTTAGCTGAATCTTTTGACCAACCTTCCCTCAATGATTTTTGCCAAATTACCATAGGTACTTCAGCTATATGGCGTAAGTCTTTTCCAGGCTTAGGAGTATTGTCTCTTAGTTTTTTAACGTGGTCAATGACAGGAGCGACATCTTGTGTCGTGTGATAAACGATCTTGTCATCTTCAGTAATAAATTCTGATTTGTAACCAGTTTTATGATCTGTGACTGTTCGTTTAATTGACATATAAATAAAGGGTGGGAGAGCCGAAACTCTCCCTGAATTCTAACTAAGCTATTAAGAGCTTAAATCAGCTACGATTCCGTGAGCAGCTTGGTTGCTCATTTCTAAACCGTATTCAACTACGATCATTTTAGTCATAGCGTCACCTACAGTAGCGATGTCAACTGTTTTAAAGTCTCTTAGGTAAGAAACTTTAGCGAAGTCTGGATCAACTAATAGTAAGGATCTTTCTCTACTAAAGTTAGATGGAACGATTTTAAGCTCACCAAAGTCTGATGCGTAAATAGAAACAGAAGCCTCTACTGTGTTTGCACCAATCATTTGTCTAGCTGAAGATCTACCAGTAAAACCTGATATTACTTGCTTGTTAGCTGGGCCACAGATAGCCATTGAAGGCTCTCCACCATTCTCAAAACAAGACTGTAATACAGTTTTTAATAGAGGTTCAGTTAATGCTCTCATGTTACCAGCAGCAGCGTCAGTAGGCGCAGCTCCAGCTCCAGCTCCAGCACCACCAGTTCCTCTTGATACATTAGATGTAATCCAAGATTCAAAACCACCAGTTACTCTAGCTACTCCAGCAGCACCAGTTGTTTTAGCACCTTTTTGACATAGAGCAGACTCCATATCTCTTTTTAGTGCTTTAGCCATAATAGCTAATTGGTGTGCCATTTCTGATTTCTTACCAGCAGGGTCAGATGCTTGTTGAGAACCAGTTACAGTTGCGTCTCTTGATGAGATCATTGCAACATTACTAACTCTTGATGTAGCTGTAGAAGCTGAAGTAGCTCCGTCTAATCTAAAGCCTTCAAGTTCACCAGTCATATCAACTGTTGGTAGAACCTCTGTTTGCCAATCAAAAACTACGTTCTTAATTGAATTTTTGCCAATTGCAGACATAAATGGAGTTGTCTGAGGAGAGATGTTGTAAATAACATTACTTAATTGCTCTCTATCAGAAGTCGCCGTATATGTATCAAATGCGTTTGTTACTTTTGCCATGATATTTTATTTCCTTGTTAAAAAGTTTATATTAATTGTTCAAATAATTTAGCTGCATCCTGGACTTTTCCAGTTTTAGCTAATTTTTGACGCGCTCTTTTCACAGGAGTTGTTGTCTTTGGAACATTTGAAGTGCCAGGTCTTGCAGTACGAGCAACTGCTTTTTTCTCAGTTGGTTTTACTTTAGTAGCTTGTTGTGTCTTGTGCTGTAACCAAGCATTTCTCAAACCAAGTAAAACTCGGTAATCGTAAACTTGATCCATCTCTTGTGGTGTATAACCCAAGACATTCATACCATATTCTTTGATAGATAACTTTTCTTTGTTAGCTATTTCAGAATCTTGCCATTCTGGAATTTGGTCAAGCAACTGCTGATTACCATACTCAACAAATTTTTGAATCTGTTGTTGCTGTTTAACTGCTGACTCTTGTTGGAGTCTTTGTGTTTCAGCTTGTACGGCTTGCAACTTTTGCTTTTTCTCATTCCATACGTCTTTTTCACGGACATAAGCAATAGGATCTGCTTCATAAAGTGCATTCCAATCTGGCTCGTTTTCTAACTCGCCCTTCAAAGTTGATTCCATTCTTGGTAACAACTGTGAATAAATTGCATCTTTTTGAGAAACCTCTTGTTGTTGAGCTTCAATAGCTTTTCGCTGTTGAGCTAACTCTTGAGTTTTTCTCGTATAATCTCTTTGGCGACTGTATCCGTTTTGGAGTTCTTCAAGTGTGACTTCAGTATCAACGCCATCAATTTTGATGTTATATAACTGAGGTTGCTCGGACTCCTCTTCTTCTACTTGATCTTCTTCGAGTTCTTCTTCTTCATCTTCTTCAGGCTCTTCTTCAATGATTTCATCATCTTCGATGACTTCCTCTTCGTTGACTAGCTCTTCTGATGCTTGTTCTTTAACTTCGTTTTCTGGTTGCTCCTCTGGAGTCAAAAAACTTTCAAAAGACTGTGCGGCCTCTTGCATGTTTGTTTGTAAACCAGTCGGCTTTGCGTTATTGGTCATAATCATTCCTTAAAAATGTAAAGTAGTATTTTACAATACTAGCTATATTCTACACAACTTTCTGTAATCTGCCTAATTGTGACTTAGTGATTACACCCTTCTCTACAATAATGCGTAAGTGTCTTTCAACTTCAGGGAGCAGCTTAATAGCTTTGTGTAAATTTTCTCTTGTATTTATATCATCACTTTTGGATGATAACCATAAATTTATATACTCATCTTTAAGTATTTGTATTGCGTTTTTAAATGTTTCAGCTTCAAGAATTATCTCTGCTTCGTTTGAATGTAAAATCTCTTCTTGTGTTGCCATTAAACCACACCGACTCTTTTAATTGGTGTTACTTTTTTAGATGTATCATCTATGACTGGAGGCAAGACTGGTGACTTTGCATTTTCTAATGCGTCTAGTCTTGCTATTAAATCATCTATGTTTGGAGCTTGGTAAGTTGGCATGTTGCTAAATTGATTTTGTAAACCACTTATTTGTGACTGTAAATCAGTTGGATCAAATGTTGGACGTTGCTCTATAGAAGTTATTTGATCTCTAAGTGCTGTATCGTCATATATAGGTCTGTTTTCTAAATCGCCTCTTGTAACAAAGTTGTTAAAGTCTGGTAAGTTTAAACTAGAAGGATCAAATTGCGGTATGTTACCTATTTGTTTTTGTAAGCCACTTATTTGATTGTTAATGCTTGATGGGTCAAATCCTGGTCTGTTAGCGTTCTGTTCTATCATCTGTCTTAAGCCAGAATCGTCAAACTGCGGTATGTTTAATATTTGATCTTGTAAACCACCTATTTGAGACTGTAAACCAGAAGCATCAAAACCAGGTCTGTTAGTGTTTGCCTCAATCATGCTTCTTAAAGCCGAGTCATCAAAACCTGGACGTTGACCTATTGAGGTTATTTGATCTCTTAGTGCCGTATCATCGTATATTGGTCTATTCTCTAAATCATCTCTAGTAGCAAAATTGTTAAAATCTGGAAGATTTAAAGTGGACGGATCAAACTGAGGTATGTTACCTATTTGGTTTTGCAAACCACCTATTTGATTTTGTAAACCACTAGCATCAAATTGAGGTATGTTTAATATTTGATCTTGTAAACCACTTATCTGGTTGTTAATACTTGATGGATCAAACTGAGGTATGTTACCAATCATGTTAGAGTTATTGTTAATCATATCTCTTATAGCTGAATCATCAAACTGAGGTATATCAATACCTTGTCTAGCAATACTTGTAATATTGTCTCTGTAATCGTTAATATCAAAATCAGGCAGATTTTCTATAGAAGTAATTTTATTTCTAATGTCTGTGTCATCATAGATAGGTCTATTCTCTAAGTCATCTCTTGTAGCAAAGTTACCAAAGTCAGGAAGATTTAATGTAGATGGATCAAAGTCAGGAATACTATTAATACCAGTTGTATTTCCAGCTATTAATTCTCTTAGTTCTGTATCATCAAAACTAGGAATAGTAAAATTGTCATTAACTATTTTCATTATGTCGTCTTTATAATCGTTAGCGTCTACTTTTTGTGCTGGCAGATTGTCTAGTAACTTTTGGAAACCAGAAAAATCAAAACCCTGGTATCCGCCTGGATTAAATCCTGGTTGTGGCATAAATCCACCATCTATTCTAGGATCTCCCATTCCATCGTTTCCGCCTGGGCCACCTATAGAAATAAAATCATCTCTTGGTGGTCGCGTTGGATCTCTAAATGTTGGTGGTGGTGGAATAAATCCTGAATCTGGTGGTGTGCCTGGATTGGGTGTTGGTACATTTGCTTGTGTATATCCTTGTGGGTTTGCAGCAGAAAAGCTCATACCAGGTGCGATCATGTTTGGAACATTCTGACCACCTGCTATTGATTGGGCGTAACGATTACCGCTTGAAAAAGTTGGATCACTTGGAAGAGGCATGTAACCTACACCAATTCCACCGCCAATATTGGGGACATTTCCACCTCTACCTACGCCGCCTCTGTTGACGCCGCCGAAACCGCTTTCTTGTAAACCTTTAAATAAGTCTTGTATGTTAATCATAATGTTTTTTATCCAATTATTATTTTATCAAACATTTAAACTTCGTGCCATTCTTTACCTTCAAATAACAAGGCTTCAGCTTCTCTACGTCTAATAAGACCTTCTAGAACTTTACCGCCTGCTTTATTCCAGCGTTTGATTTGATTAGGAACATCCTTCCAGTCTTTATTGTTAATTCTAGTAAGTAAAGTGCTTGAAGATAGGTTTGATGGGCCTAGATTAAATACCCATGACACAAGAGCGTCAAATTGATTCTGGTTTAAATCAACTTTTACCATGTCGTTTACATAGCCTTCGTATTCATCCATTTCATGTTTTAATAAGTAGTCTGCTTCTCCTTGGGTAAGAGTGTCGCCTTCTTTAACTTCTTTTGTAGAACCATAACCAATAGTCCAAACACCTGCTGCACATTTGTATGCTTCTAGTTCACAGCCTTCAAACTTTTTAATTAAACCTAAACCTTCTAAAGATATTTTCATATTAATCTTTTTTGTCGCTGGTGTTAGATGCTCCAAAATAGAACGAAATAATTGCACTTGCTAACCCTCCAAGATAACCAAGGACTAAATTAATTAGTGCCTCGCTGTTTTGCTCTGGCGGTTGTAGTGTTACAAGAAATATATAACCCAGAAAGCCACCTATGACAGCTATACCAATAATTCTAGCAGTCCAGTCTTTGCTGAACATGCTTCTAGCATTTTGTTTGTCTTGTGTTTCTAATTTAAAAACATCAACATCAAGTTTTTTCATTTGAGCTTCAAACTCTTGTTCAGCTTTCTTTAGCTCCATCATTTGTTCTGGTGTTGCGTTTTTTATTGCTTGCTGTACGGATTTTTGATCGTTAGATACTCCCAATACTTCTGCTATCTTACCCATAGCCATGCCGCCTAGTGGCCCGCTAATTGCTGTACCTAGTGTTGGTGCTACAGCTCCAACTATGTTTTTTAAAATGTTTTTCATAAAATTACCGTTATTATTGCAATAGATAAAGCGCCGATAAAACCAAAGACACCAAATGTTGCCATTTTAATGGTGTTGTTAATTCCTGATATTTGTTCTTTTATATCTGCAAACTCGTTAAAAGCTGTTTTCCAGCGTTCTTCGTTTTCTTTTTTTGATACCGCTAGGTCGGCTGCGACATTGCTTGCTGTTATTCTTTTTGTAGTCATATATTCGTATAAATTTTTAAATATTCTTCTTTGCCCTTAACTTTTATAGGTTTTAAAGATTTTAACTTAAAATCAACCTTTTTTGCAGTATTTTCCCCAATTAAAATATCTACGCCAACTTCTTTGGTTGCAGATTCAAGTCTTGCTGCTACGTTTACGCAATCACCAATGGCTGTGTAATCAAACCTAGTATCTGAACCCATGTTGCCTATAACAGCATAACCAGTATTTATTCCGACACCTATTTCTACTCCCAAACCAGATAATTTTATTTTATCTTGTATTTCTGTAGCGCAAAGGATTGCAGCTTCTTTGTGGCTGTCTAAATCTAAAGGTGCATTAAAAATAGCCATCATTGCATCACCAATATATTTATCTACCATGCCTTCGTATTTTTTTACTGCGTTAGCTTGAATGGTTAAAACCTTGTTCATTATTTCTGTAACTTCTTCTGGCTCTAATCTTTCTGACAAAGAAGTAAAACCTCTGACATCTGTAAATAAAAATGTAGCTTCTTTTTTTTCGCCACCAAGTTTTAATAAACCAGGATCATCTTGTAATTGTTTTACTTGGCGTGGATCAAGATAATGTTCAAACTGTTTTTTTATCTCTTGTCGCAATTTATATTGTTTTTGGTAGTTAAGATAGAAAGAAATCGTTGAAGTTATGATTTGTGATACAAAAGTCCATGAGAAATCAATCAAAACACCTTTTTGAATGCTAAAAACTCCTAAGAAGCTCGTAGTAAGCAAGATAATTCCAAATAAACTTGCACCCTTAACTACATTGAAATAATTGATTGTGAGCCACGTCAAGGACACAAAAATCAGCAAAATTAAAATTTCGGCTGCCAAGTGCCAATCTGGTATGTAAGGAGAGTTTTGTATCAAAATTGACTCAGATAATGCTGCTTGAATCTTGTGTGGTTCTAATAAACCAACTGGAGTTGCAATTTGTGGCATGACTCCGTTGGCAGTTACGCCAACAAAAACAAACTTACCCGCAACATTCATTTCTTGTAAATCGGTTTGTGGTGTGTCAACCCAACTAATCCATTTGCGACCAAGGCTGTCTGTTTTAATTGGTGGTATTCCTCTTATTGATATTTCTTCTATGCCATTATCATTTGTTTTTATAATGTAGGTTTTTACATTAAACAAAGATTTATATATCTGAGTACCAAAACTAGGCATCCATTCGTTGTTGGTTGTTTTAACCAAAAGAGGAAGTTTGCGAACAAGTTGGTCAACTTCGGTGGGAGCAATCGCCAATCCTTGTAAAGTGTTGTTAGATAGTGTGGGTAGATTTGACTTTACTCCCGAGCTAACTATACCACCATTATTATTACCCATTACAACTGTGCCAGGAGAGGCGGGAAAGTTACCCTTACCATCTTCAAACATAGCTATAACTGATGGCGCGTAACCAAGTGCCTCTGCAAATACTGCATCACCACCCATGCGGTCTGGTTGCGGGAAAGATATAACCCAGCCAATGCCTATTGCGCCTTTGTTAATTAAATCTATTTGTATCTCTGCTAGTCTTTGTCTTGGTAACGGATAACCACCTTCACGTTCTACATCTTCTTCGGTTATATTAAGTATGACAAAGTTACCAGATGGTTCTGGCGTTGTTACAAAAGCATCAAATATTTTTAGTTTAAGTATTTCTGTTGGCGTGCTTTGAAACACCAAGGGCAAACTTAGCAAGATAAGTAAAGGCAGTAAGAGTTTATTCACTTTGCGTAATAGTTATGTTGGAGTCACCACCACCGTTGATCTTAACAACATTAGATACTCCGTCTTGGATAATAATAAGTGTATAAGAGCCATTGCCATTAAGATCTAGTCTAACTGAATCATTTACCTTTCTTCTTAGACTTATTACATCTCCTTGAACCAAAGTAGTTATTTGAGTATCTGGATCTTGTCCTATTCTAGTACCTGTTAAGTTAATACCACCTGCATCTGCTAATACATCTTCCTCTTCACCAATAGCCAAAGAATCTAATACATTAAGCAAGTCTTCTAAAAAGTTAGTATCAAGGTAGTTAATATCAAGCTCGGTAAACTCCAACTCATCTTCTGCTAAGAAGTCTTCATCAAGATAGTCTATATCAAGATCATTAAAGTCTAGTATGTTTGCTTTGGCGTTTTGTGAGACTTCTTCAGTAAGCGTTATTTCTTCTTTGGGCGGTGTAACAATAAGCATGTTATCTATAATGTCTAAAGTTAAATCCAAGATAACTGGTTTACTAGGAGCAGACTCAAAGACGCTGACTGTTGTAGCTTGAAATGGTTTGTTAAGAAGTACGCTACCCATAGCCGTTACTACTTCTATCTCACCACTAGATAAACCATAAGCATCTGGCAATAAAATTATTAAGGATTTGCCAAGCTCATCTACTGTGGCTGTAAAGTCTGTACCTCTTATGGCTATGTTAGCTGTAGGGGTTTTAAGCGATATGTTTTGTTTGTCTATGCGATTAAGATTACCTGTAATAAACCTTGCAGTACCAAGTCCAAAGGTAAGGGCCATCTTTGCTTTGCTTGGGTTTGGATCATAGATGTATTCATCTATGGTTAGTTGTGAGTGTTCGGTTAGTTTTACTGTAGAGTCATCAAGAAAGGTAATAGCCATACGACCATTAGTGGTAACAGCTTCATCGTTGCTTTGGATTGCAAAGTCTACTTCTGCAATAAATGGCTTGTCTCTTACAATTTGCGCTGAACCATTAAGTTCAGATATCCCACCAATATCAGCAGCTAGTGCTTGTTCCTTGGTCGTTTTGGATAATACAAACTGTGGAAGCAGCATTGCCACCAATACTAATAACTTTAAGCCAGTCATTATCTTGTGTGCTTAACTGTTGTATGTTGAATGTTCTTTGTCCACCTGTGTGATCTAACCAAAAGTAGCCTCCTGCTGATGCTGTAACACCTGCACCAGTATAATTAACTGTGTTATCTGAACCGTCTATGTCCATGTAGTTTGTAGCACCATCAATATTAATATTAGATACAACCGTGTTGTTAGAACCCTGGATAATCCAGTCTAAATCCAAAGTAGCTGCTAAAGCAGTTGTGCCTTGGTTAAGTGTAAAGGTATTGCTTGAACCAGTAACAGCGATGTTTTGATTAGAAGAATCAGCACCATAAGTATTAGTAGGGTCAACTTGAATAGTAAACGTATTTGTATTACCAGTAAAATTGTATAAAGCAGTAAAGTTATCTGCCCATATATCACCAAGAAACTTGTTAGTATTACCAATCATATTAATATCAATAGTCATACTAGTACCGTCAATGTCAAATGCTGTAAGGCTTCCTGCCGATGAGTTAAGTCCACCAATAATGTTAGAGATACCTAGCTGCTCAATGTCTAAATTAAGTGTAGTACCGCTTTGGTCTAAATATATTTCGTTATCAGCCGCGTATAGCGAGACAGTCATCATCATCGCAAGTAGGCTTTTTAATTTGTATTTCTGCATGTTTCCAAAATCCTCTATCGTAACCGATAGTAATAAGTTCTAATACTGCTCCCTCAATAGCTTTCATTAATGCTATTGTTGTTGATTCATTCCGCGAGTTGCCTAGTTCTATTTCTACCAACTCAGTTCCCATTTCAATGAACTTAAAAACGTCTTCTGACTTACCATAACTAAATATGGTCTTTTGGCTTAACACCTCTATAAGTATTTCACCAGTTGCCACAGATACCATTCTTAAACTTACTGTAATGTTATCTTCTCTGTATTGGATGCTAGTTCCTATTCCAAGGTAACGAGCGCCAATACCACCAGTTGTCAAGTTACTATCATAACTTATGACAGCTCCTTCTAGCAAGACACCAGCAAAGAGCAAAGGTGAGAGCTGTTTCTTTTTCTCTTCATCCGTTGCAAATTGTTCCCTGGCAGATCTAATTAGTTGACGTTCTTTGGTAAGGTTATCAAGACCAACCCTTTCTACTACGCGAAAAAATTGTCCATGGCCCGCATGCTTCAATGCTCTTATTAATAGCGTGTTAGGTGATTGGGTTATGGCTGTAGAGAATAAAGCAAACTCACTATTACTTTTTCTTTGACCTGTCTGGTCTGTAAAGGCGGAAGGGTAAACAGCGACAACGGGACTAACTGCTGGAGGTTCAACATCCAGTAAATATTTTGATTGTAATTCATCTATTCGTACAACATCATGTGCCTTGAATCTTTGTTCGTATGTATCAGCATACTGGTCAAAAATAGAGCAACTAGAAAGTGAAGCTACCAATAGGAATTGTAATAACCGTGACTGTGCCATCTGCTTCCGTAATTCTTAGTGTTAAAAAATCTCCGTCTGTGCTGTATTCTATCGTATTCCCTTCCAAAGATATAACCCCAGAGTCAGATGGTGTTTCACCAAAGAGGTTGGCAATAAGCTGTCGGCTTAGTTCTGCATACACACGCGATTCAAAATTTCGAATAAATCTCTGAACTGTAGAATTCTCTTTGTCTCTTTCAGCTTCTTCTATGGCAGCCTTTAACTCGTCCTTAATTGTTTGGCGTCTGTTAAACTCTTGGTTCTCAATAGTAAGGTAATGGCTAGAGGTATTAATACCGTTAAAGGATGGTGATTTAAACTTGTGGGTTATTTGATCTGCTCTGGCGTTTTGAACAAAGACACCTAGAAATAAAATTATACCAATAACAAAAACTATTTCTATTATCTTTTGTTTCTCGGCTTCTTCAGCTCTTAGTGCTAAATCAGCTTTACTTGGTCTGCCTCTTTTCTTAGTCTTTTCTTTGGTCATCTCTATCCGCCTTTGCTAACCTGTCGGTGTGCATAAGTTGTGGTACACCTAGTATAGTCTTCAAAAGCGTGTCTTGTCTAATTATCTCATTGTCTACAGAACGCACTCTGTCAATAAGAGCTACCAAAATGCCGTGTTGTGAATCTAGTTTTTGACCTAGCCTTGCTTCTATTTCTGATATTTGCGCTGATACTTTTTCATCCAGGACGTCTACTTTTGTCTCCATGCCGTCAATGATTTTGTTGATAAGTTTCCAGATAAATAAACCAAGTCCTATAGCTGCTGCTATGGGAAAACCAACCTCGTTGATTAATGTGACAACGCTATCCATGAAAGACTAATAAGCACCCCACACTTTAGTTTTTGTTCCACCATGGTATTCAACTGCATGGCCCTCATCTATGAGCATTTGGCAAATGTCTTGACCGTCTTCTGTGTAGGGTATGCCAAGTATGCGACCATACTTGCCTTTACCAAGGGATTTTATTTTTAACTTGCCAACGCATAGTTCTTGTAGTCTTTCTTTTGCAGCAAGACCAAGTTTCTTTTCTTCAAGGTCGCGGGTTCTGGATTCAGGGGTGTCTATGCCTGCTAGTCTTACTCTTTGTTTGTGAAGTTTGACATCAAAACCAAGGTCTAAGATACAATCAAATGTATCGCCATCAACTATTCTATCTAGCCTAGCATTATAGACAAAGGCGTCTGGTGAAGAAGCCATTATTTAGTTTTGGTTTTTTTTATTCTTTTAGTTGTGTAGGCTTCGTTCACTTTTTTTGTTGACTTATCATCAGCAACATAGCGTCCTTTTTTATTCCTAGCTCTTACTACAACTGTTTCAGTTCCAGTAAACTTATTCCAAAAATTTTTAATGAAGTTCATAGTCTTAATCCTTATTTCTTTTTAGTTTTAGTTTTTTTCTTTTTAGGCGGTCTGCCTTTTTTAGATCCGTAAGTTCCTTTTCCACTTGGCATAGTTATCTCCTTTTCTTTGCTGTCTTAGCAGCTTTTTTAAACGCACTAGCTTTAGGTGCGCCTTTTGTACCAGGTTTTCTCATAGTTTCATTTGAGCCAGCTTTTATTCTTTTACGTTTTGCATGTATGTTTGCGTAGAGTCCTTTCTTTTTTCCAGGCATTTTATCTCCTTACCATTTTTTGCAAGACCAATATCTTGCGGTTAGTTTACTAGGCGGACTGGTGTCACATTTATGCCTAGCACGAAAACTTTTTCTTCTTGCTGGTTGGTCTTTTTTAATTGTCATCTTAGGATCACCAAAACGTATGAGTTTGGTTGAGTCTTTTACTTTGGCTACCACGGCAAACTTTTTAGATTTACCTGGTGTTCTTTTTGGCTTGTTGTAACCGCTAAATCGTTCGCCTCTGTATGTAATCATTGTTGTCTTCTAATTTGCTCCGTTTCCGTTAGTGAACATTCCTTGTGCTTGGTTCTTAGCAACTTGTCTAAGAGCTTCTCTATCTCTTTCCATGATTGCGTTAATCTCAGCTACGTTTACTTGTGCGCCATACTTAGCTTGAAGTTCAGCAATTTTAAGCTGCATATCTGCAAGAGCTTGATCTCTGTCTCTATCATCTTCCATGATGATTTTCATTCTGTCTGTCTCTGCGTCTATGATAGCTTTTTGACCTAGGTTCTGTGCTTTCTGCGCTTCTGCTTGTGCTAGTATTTCTGCTGGATCAGGCTTCTGTTCTTCTGGTGACTGTGGTGGCATAGGCGGCACTTGTGTATTTATAAATGATTGTGCGTCTTGGAAACCAGCCATCTCAATCATTTTAGTAAGTGTGTTTGCGTATTGCTGTAAATTAACCAAAGGATTTTGTGGGCCTAGGGTTTGCATAATCTGTTCTTGCTTTTGTGCAAGCGAAGTTAAGACTTGGAACTTCTCTTCGTCTGAGTTTTTGCTAATACCAACATTGATTGCTATGTCTTTGTCTATGTCCCAGTATCTAGGATCAATAGGTACAAACTCATTGTTGAGTCTTATCATGTCTTGTTTCTCTTGGTGCTTGATAACCAAGTTGTTTACAAGTTTAAAAAGGTCTTTCATGCCATCTGCAAAGTGACGGCAAATAAGTTCTACTCTGCCTTGCGCTCCAGACATGGTTGCTGATACTGCCGCCGAAGTTGTTGATTGCAATGCTTCAGCATTAAGTCCAGCACTAGCTTTGGATACGCCAGTTCTGTTTTCCTTGGCTTCGTCTAAATAAGATAAAACTGGGAAGGCTTCTTTACCAACAAAAGGCACGGTAAATGGTTGTACCATTCCTGGCGCACGCATTCTTATTGGTTGTCCTATATCGGTGTTAAGCACATCGTCAATGTTGACTTGTCCTTCTACTATACCCATGCGCGGGAAGATGGCGTGACCTAGACTATCAAGCGTATCTCTCATTATCTGAGATTTAGCTGCTTGAATTGGCATCAAGTAGTCTGCGGGACACGAGCCTATGGAGGTATGAGGCTCTGGATCGGGACAGAAGAGTGTTATAGGTAAATCATCCCAGGGTGTTGAATTAACAATATTTAATCCATTTCCCACGGTGCATACTCTAATCCTTTCATCTATGCCATCACCATCTAAATCATAAAAAACGTAGTGTTCTACGTACAAAACATTCTTGTTGTTGTTGTCATTTCTATCTACACCTGTGTAGTCTGCTGCTGGGTTTCTAGCTTGCTCTTCTTCGTAGGCCTCAGCGTCTACATAATTACCAGAACCAGCGTATTGTTCCATGTCGTCCTTGTCATAACCCATGGCAACCAAGTCACTAATTGTTTTGACCATGCGGTGAGCCACATAAGGCGATGAATGTAAGTCTCTAGCGTTTCTTGAAATAAGGACTTCTTCAGGCGGTATTGCTTCTATAACCACTTGGTCTTTTGGTTTGATGCGCCTGATAGTTACATCGTAACTTGCTGGGGTTTCTTGTGTAGTTTCCTCACCCGTGCTTGGATCTAAAAGTGTCATACTTTCCATTTCAACTTTTTCTTTAACCAGCTCAACATTTGGATCAAGCATAAGCGCTTGGTATGCTTCTGGCGGTATGCCTGTGTATGAATGGGTGGATGCAGTAATGCTGTCATCCCAGTAGGCTTTTACATAACCAGTCTTTCTGATAAGCGCATCCTTAAATGCGTCATAGAAAACTTTAAAGCCTGGATTCTTTTGTTGGAGTATGTAGTTAATGTAATCGGTTTGTTGTTCTGCAAGTGCAATGTCTTCTGGGCCTTTAGGTATAAACTCAACTATCTTATTAGTACCAAAAAAGGTACGCATAATAGAAGGCAGCATAAACAAGACGCTGTCTCTTACATCGGTTGATACAAACTCTGACTGCATGGAACTTTGTCCCTCTGGGGACTCGCCTAAATAATATTCAGTAGCTTCACTTCTTTCCTGACCAATTTGGTCAATGAAGTCTCTAGCGTCATCCATCTCACTTTTAAGAACGCCTTGCAATTCTTCTTCATCGTAAGACTCTTGTTGACCTTCTAGCTCATCGATTGTTTCGTCTTTATCGTATTCCATAAATTTTATCCCACTCTAATTATTCTTGATGTCAAGGGTTTCTTGAAATTATACCCTAAAAAGTTCTCACCACCACTAAAACTTGCGGCTGCACTTGCCATGGTTAATGCTAATGCATCAGCTTTGTCAGGAGATTTTATGCCTCTTTTTTTCATTTCATCCTTTGACTCTATTTTTATTTTACCAGTTGAAGTGTATTTATAACTAGGTGCTGCTAACTCTGATATAAGTTCATCATCACCAGGCAGTCGGCAATCTCGCTGCGTAAGCCAGTCCTTAACTGCAAACCATAACTCAGCTCTTAGGTTTAAATAGTTCTTTCTTGTAGACGGCGATTCAGATACGTTGATTCCGCGAACGGGTAGGTTTTGTTCTGCAAGTCTATCTACCACCCCAGCACCCAAACCAATAACGTCTACAAGTATTTCTTGGGGTTGTTCAACTACCGTGCAATCGTCATACTTATTTTTAACTGCACCGCATAATTGCATTAAATCCATCGATTTAAAAGTCTTAATTTCAAAGACAGTATTACCTTGTCTAACACAAAGCGCGGAATTATCACCACCAAAGCGAGCTACATCCAAACCCCACACAATAGGTGCTTTGGCTGTTAGCGATACGTCTCTATCTATGGCTGTTCTAGCTAGTTCTATTGGTATGACGCTGTCATCATCGGCGTTAGGGAACTCTCCCATTACCTCTACTCTAGCTACAGTTGAATCTTCACCATATTGTTCAAGCATATCTTGGAACAACTTTTGGTCTGTACCCTCTACTGTCCTAGAATCAATTTGTTTTAAGTTCCAGAACTTGCGCTTAGAGGTAAAGCTCTCGTAAAAAGGGCCTGTGTTTCTGCGCGGGTTAGAAAAAGTGAACCAAAAGCGATTTTCGGTTGGCTCAGAGAAGAAACCCTCCGATACGCTGTAGATAGGAGCGGGAATACCAGAGGCTTCATCCATTATCAAACAAACTCCGTAAGATGAATGGATACCTGCAAACGCATCTGGGTTTTCCTCGCTCCATAACTGTGCTTGGGCGTAGTAATAGCCAGTATCAATTTTTAAATCGCGTTTCAGCGCTTCTTCAAACCAACCATCTGGTTTTATGGTGGTTGCAGTCTTGGTGAACCAATGGTTGTTTATGGA